AATGGCTATCATCGATTTATCATAGCTGCAGTTTAACATCATTGCATCCAATTATAAATCGGCAGTTAAAACAAGAGTTGCCGCAACCCAATAACGACATATACCAAATCACTTCTGCATACGCAACTGCATATTTTGAAAAATTCCAACACCACTGTCACCAAAGTTTTTCATATTCTTATAGTGACTATTATAACCATTTAACAACTAACCAGAAACGAGAGATGGATGATTACGAAAAGGTGCTTAAGAGAGACAATGTGTTTAAAGCATCTAACCTTGGTTTGTATAACATCTTCAAAAAATCAGGTGAAAAATTAATCAATGATCCTACAGACAAAAGCAAAGTAAGGAATATATCCGGTAGTCCAACCGGGCTTAAATATGTCATAGGACCATTTATATATGCTGTTCAAAAATATTTGTACAAATTTGATCCAGCGCACGACAACCCTTCTTCTGATTGCAAATTGTCTGAGAGTCTTAATGATTCAATACGTAAAATGAGGTCTGGAAAAAAAATGGCAATTGAGATCGATGGAAAGAGCTTTGACTCCACTCAGTGGAAAATAATTTTGATGGCATTAGATGTACAATTTTATTTACGTGTGTTGAGCATAACTGTACAAAGTTGTTTTCACGTACCTTTCGAAATAATTAAACAATGCCTTGAAAACGTCGACATCATTGGGTATTCACATTTAATAGGGTACGTTGTCTATGGCACGGTTGCATCAGGCAGGTCGAACACGACACTCGGAAACACTCAAAGGTCTGCATTTTACGTTCGATACATAACATCAATTGCAGGTTTACATGAAGGGCGCGATTACATTTTAAGGTGCTGTGGTGACGATGTACTGGTCATAATATTGGAAGACTGTATCGAAGCTTTCGTCAAACACCACAAGTACACATACACAAACATGCAGTTTGGACTTGGACAACAGATCAAGAAACTAAAAATATGCGAAATACATCAAGCTACATATTTATCAATGCGTATCGTACAGCTAAAGGATGGTTATTATTTTATTAAATACCCGGCAAGATGCATAGCGAACAGTTTTTGGATTACCAAAATAATGCCCAACACAAATAAAAATAAGGCTAATAACATTAAATATACTATGAAACTATCCCTATTAGCCACTGTGTACTCATACCCTGGTATAAAACAAATGGTTGATAGCATCAAAGTCGATGGAATAATTGATGATTATTACACTAACTGGCTCAATAAAATGGCTGAAGTGGACAAGGACTATAGAGTACTTAAAAACAGGATTAGTGATTCCGCTAACGTCGTGAATTTAATCAACAATTGCTCAACAAATACTATGATGTTTAGGGCGTGGCTTAGAGAAATTTATGGTATAAGTGAACAAGACATACAAAACAATAACATCAATACGCTCGCAACAAAATATAATAAACCCATTTTTACTTATAGAGATGTATTTGATGATGACACAGCTGCATATACTATAAATGAACTAATTAATCGCATAGAAAGGCTAGTCAATTTTGATATTTATTTTAAAGAAGGTGACAATCATGTTATTATCAAACACTATACTATACATCATGCTGCTATGGAGGCTAGAAGAAAGTTTAGCGTGTACTGTCCCCTACCTGAGGACTATGCAAACGACCAATATCTATTCAATTACGAAAGGTTTTTTCAGTTTAATAGAAAGCGATGTGAACGAATCAAAAATATTGTCAATAGATTAACTCGCACTTTAAAAATCACGCATCACAGTTATTTGTGATGCATATTATTAAATAATTAAATTAAATAAATTAAATGAATTATACAATGGGAACTACATACTTTTTTAAAAATAATCATACACCCTCACATCCTGGGATTAACAGAAAGTCATTATTTCACCAAGTTCATTACACTGACAACGAGATCAATATAATGATGCATACACCATATATACTCTCTAAGGTCTTTTACGAATACCCCCGTAATATAGATTTCAGAC